TCACTTTGCTTATCAACAGGAACGATTGGCATAATCTGGTCAGCAATAAAGCCTTCCGGACGATAGCCCAATGCCATCTGTGATAATACTTTATCTACATGAATATCACGACCTGTAGCACCTGACATGACTATTCTCCTTTATACGTTGCCGCCATTACCACCAATGAAGTTGAACAAACCATGTCCAACAGCGCCAGAAGCAACCGCGTAATTTTCATTGAAGCCAACTACTGTCATTCCAGAAGTCGCCGTGATTAAATAACCAGAGGCTGTGCAAGATAACCGTGCACCAGCGGCAACAGTACCACCGCCTGCAACGTACTTGGAACGGCCAATTGACGTTATCGTACAATTCTCGCCACTTTGTGGCTTATCTTGCAAGATACCGCGACCTGTGTTGACAGCACATAATGTGCCACCAATAGCTAATGCGCGGTACTGAAGTGTACGAAGATCAGCCCCCGCAGCAATAGTAATATTCATTTTCTCACTCATGATGTCCTCCTTTAGACGCCAGTCATGTTGATGTAGGCACGAGCCAGATCAGCGTCATCTTCCATCACCGCTTCTACAGCAGAACAGTAATCAACACCTTTCTCACGGCTAAACTTGCGCGCACGTTTGTCCAGTTCTTCACTAGCATCCTTATACCCTGTACCAGCATCACCATTATTGCCTTTACCAGACTCATCTTCATCAATGTTCATGGGCTTGACATCCTTAAACATCTCAGCGGCAAACTTAGCAGATGCCAGCGATGCTTCATCTGTTACGCTCGCAGCAATCTTGTCACGTTGGGCAGGGAGCATCTTCTTGTCCTTGACCAGCTGTTCCAGTTCTGCGGTGAAGTCGCCCTTGTTGCGAGTGAACTCTGCCACCTTTTGATCTGCCGCAAACTTTTCATTCTTTGCTTTTTCTGCAGCAAGCTCATCATCTTTGAGCTTCTGTTCACGAGCAAAGTCTGAACGTAGTCTGGCACGTTCGGCTTCAAGCCGTGCTTCCATATCCTCTTTGCTAATAGCCATGTCGCTATCCTCTTGTTTAAATGTAAATACTTGACGCTTGGTAAACTTGTACGCACCCGCGCCCTCTTTTGACATGTATGTTCGTAAATCCTGGAGCGTATTAACAGCCGGAATATCCGCACCGAGCAACGCAACCCCTGATAGAACATTACTGTAAAAACTTCCACTATGCTCCACGCCAAAATCAGCTTCAATACTGACGTGTTTGTATAATCCTTTTTCTATAGCAGCACCAACAATGTCTGGCACATCTATGAACTTCGCCATTAACTTTCCAGCAGGCTTGTCCACCCAGACATCATCAACCCAGCCTAACGCAGGTTGGCCATCTGTAAAAGGTTGCTCATCATTATGACCCATCTTCAAGGGCACCTTATGCACTTCTTTCAATTTGCTGAAGCTGATAGCGAAGTCCATCAAGTCAGCAATATCAAAGTCCATCCCGTTCCAACGGCCAACAGCAAATATCTCTACATCAATGTCCATGTCATATCCTACAGTAATAATCCAGGTTCATACCAAAATAATTTCATGCCCACAGTTATAGCAGCGCCAGCGTCATTCTTAACACCAAGAACATACGGCCCAGTACCATCCAGAATCCATTCTTGTGCGGGGCCTTCACCTGTGCCCCCTGAATCTTTAGCTGTCACAGGTATTAATGTATGCTCAATTGCAGTTCCAGTAACTACAATAGTTGGTGCTGAATAAATAGATGAACTTGAAACATTAGCTGATTGTCTGTTCATGTTATTAACTTGTTGCACCGAACCAACATTACTGTATGAGCTAGATTCATATAGTGTGGCTGTAATCGGGGCCCCTGTAACTACAATGTGCTGCTGGCGTAAGTGCATGCCTGAGCTATTAGGAACTATAAGCATAAAGTGCACGCCACCACTGGCAAGGCTGCTGATATGCGATACATGAAATGCCACTCCATCATGTATACGAGCATGATCAGCCTCTATTGTCTTTATCATGTTGTATGATACTTGAACATTCTGCTCGCGCCCAATGGAGCGATTCCATGCTTTAACCAATACTCTGTCTGAGGTATCACCCATCAATCAAACCCCTTCTGTGGTAGCATTGTTGGTGCTTCATCTTCTGTCCAGACATCAACCTGCGTTACTGGTATTAAGAGAGAGCGACAGTTAAAATGATTTGGCGGGCGGTATTGGGCACCTTCGGTTCCCCAAAAATCAAGTGAATGTGTCGTCCCATCCAGATGCTGACAAATCTGCGTTGTGCGTGAGTCCAGGATTGAGGAATATTCTTGTGCTTCAACAAAGCCATCAAGACTAGGGTCTGAGAAATAGGCGTACCTTGCCTCATTAATCGCTTCAAAGGTTCCGGTTCTGACAATAGTGCGTATTCGAGCGTCAGGATTTTTAATGTTGCCCAGTGCTTCTCCCAGTGCAGCTTTTGCATCCTCAATAGATAGTAATCCATCACTGGCAAACCGCATATAAATGTCAGTCTCAATTTGATCCCACGTCTTGTCGTACTTAGCCCCATTAAGAATAGTTTGCTCTATCTTGCTAAGGGCTTCTTGAGTAAAGTTGCCTGTTATCTTGAATGCTTTGATCTTGAAAAAGTCTTCTGCAATAAACAACACCCGTTGTTTATCTGCTGTCTTACTAAAAGACAAGCCTTTCGCTTTGTCAATTTCCACTTGTGCGTGCTTCAAGCCTAATGCCCAACCTTCTTGCAGCATCTTGTTCAGGCTGCTGTTAAGCTTGGCCTTTGTCTTAGTATCTGCTGTTAATTTGATATTGCTTTCTGCATACTCTGTAACAGTTCCCTTTTGCTTGGCCTGTATAATAGCTTCACTAATAATCTTAGTGGTGAACGTAGCTATGGTGTTGGTGTGTTCGTCTTCAAGAGTCTCTGAGTTTCTTGCAATGACAGAAAAGTCAACTCTTGCTTGAGCGCGGGCATATGCTCCGGCTGACACAGTAGCTCGTGTTCGTCCGGTGACTGTTTCTGGTGTTGGCTTTTGTTTTCCTTCAGGTGCAGGAATATTATTGCCAGCATCCCCGTCACCACTACCATTAGGCCCAGCCCCATCAGAAGCAGGATTGTCATCAGGATTGTCCTTTGGTTTAACATCTGGAAGATTTCCATTATCATCTTGACTACCACCTGTATTAGCACCTGTGCCTAGATGTCTAAGCATCAGTTCAGCTTGTTTTCTGTTGATTGGAAATGCTGATACTGTGATCTCGAGTGCAGACTCTTTAGATATCTCACCAAGAGATACCCGTGACACAATATCGACAAGAGCAGTAACCTGCGCACCGTTCAATGCATTGGCCTGTTTCACAGCAGATGAGGTATCCGTCACATCCTCCATCCTTTCCGGCATGTCTAACAAGTCTCGCAGATGAGCTTCATCAGTGTCACTTGGTTGTACTGCTCCAGACTGGATCAAATCTTTCCATGTATTGATGATTAACATCTTAGTACTTTCAGATACCGGCTTAAACCGAAAGCGTGGCCATAGGTCATCTCCAAAGTTCAGAGCGCCTAATTCTTTAAAGAGCTGCTCATTGATCGTTTCTTCTAACCGTGCGGCATGGGCATCCAGTGTCCAGAGGAATGCTTCTAGTTGATTAGTTGACTGGCTGTATGAGCCGGTCTGCCCAGATGGTGTGATACCTAGTAAATTAGGTACAAGCAAAGCACGGGAGATGTGAATATCCCACATATCAATTGCTTCACCATAGGCAACTTTCGCCTGGGGGAACTGTATGTGAAACTCTGTGTTGCCGGGAAGTAGCATACCATTACCAAGGGCATTGCTATTAAGAATCTTAACAATATCGTTATATTCTTTAGTTCCGGCAGTAATGGTGTGACCTTCTTTTGGCGTTATCCACTTATACCCTGAAGCATGTTTTTCCAACCACATATTATAAAACATGATGTTCTTATCTTTACTGAACCACGGACGATATGCCTCACGCAACTCAGAGCTGCCATAGTGCTCATCATATTCAGGATTGTTGACGTAGTGAATAAACTTTTTCATGTTTATCGGTTGTTCTTTGCCATTCATCTTCTGGATAGCATTAATGATGTTACCGAAAGCATCTGTAGTGAAGGTGAAGGTATCGAAGGGCTTGAGCCTCAGCGACTTAAGGCCCCAATATGTTTTCTTATCTACCTCAATCTGTGAAAAATTCTTCTCAGTCATCGAGAAGCCCTGATAGTTAGCTGTCATTATGCCATTCATAGAATCCAGGAAGCTACCATCCATATCAGATAGAATGCGCTCACATACCTTAATGCGCAACGCTGCCTCTGCTTCTGATAGTTCATCATCTGCTTCAAAATAATAGTCACGACTAGTGATGGCATCACGTTTAAACAGCACCACTGCCTTGACCTGTTCATCCGTCATCATGCGCCGATAGATGCCAAACCCTTTCTTACCAACAAGGTCATCTGGGTTGTACTTCTCGAAGTCCTTTCCTGAGTAGATAGAACTCTCAGACCATGCCACATCACCACTTGGCAGCTTAACCTCTTGTGGCGCAACAGGCTTAAAGTAGTCAGTAATGAAGCTTTGGATAAAATTCATATAGCCATTCCAGCATCGTAAGTATCTTGAAAAGACTCACCCATAATTTCAATTCCACTAGATGGAGTGCGAATGAATGTTGCTACAATCCCTGACATTTGCATTCTTAAGCTATCAGCCCTATCAGGAGATGGACTATGTATCATCAATTTTTTCTTTGTTTCAATATCATCAACTTTATCTCCACCATTATCTCTTTTAATACTCATCAAATGAGAAGCAAATTCATCTTCATCATCAATAGCCCCTGGTGTTATTCTTATTTTTCCATCCATAAAAAATTCATAAAGTGCAATATATTCTTGCACCCTTCTATTGCGCCACTTCTTAGGATTCACAGATGATTCGCCACCTTTACTTACAACAACAGGCATGCCCATTTCAATGAGACGACCAGCACATCCAGAACCAACCCCAAGTGAATCAACTACAAAGTCACTACCATCCTCTATATTGCCATCAAATGCATCAAATAGTCTCTTTGCTGCTTTTGCTGCTAATATAGGGGATTGAGCAGTTGGAAAATTAAAAGTTTTTTGTTTTAATATTTGTATAAAAGATGCATAATGTCTAGCCACTGTTATTACAGTGTTATCTTGACCACCATCTGCAACATCAACTGATACTCTTAACTTTGATAATGAGCCATCTGAAGCCTCTTCAATATCCATTGCCTCTTCAATATACTCCAATGGCAATAAAATATATTCATCAAAAGATGCAAACTCACCAGCAGCACGTATTAAATATATTGGTGAGTTCACACCATATTTAATGGCCATATTATCAAGCCACTTTTGATCAATAAGATCAGGAGCATCAGATGCTTTAATATGCATCAAGTAATATAATTCCTTAATGCCCTTTTTATTATGATGCTGAAAAAACTCACCTTCAGTTCTTGTTGGGTTACCAATCTCAACTAGTACAGACCCTGGTGTTGTTAATGCACCTTCAATAACAGGGAACATAGGATCAAGACGTTTAGCAGAAGCTTCATCAACTAAGAATAGTTGAGGATCATCATGATATCCAGCGAGATTATCAGGATCAGATGCAGTCTCCATATTAGCACCCCAATCTTCATCACGCTCAATAATTATTTCCTTTGCTATAACCTTTATGCGTTTTCTATATTCAGGTGCAGCTGATCTTAATATCTTACGATAACGGGGCATCAATCGTTTCGTTAATTGTTGTTCTTTTGGTGCAGTGCAAGCAATCTTCCCATAATTAACAAAGTTCCATATATGCATCAACAATGCTATAAATTGAGTTTTACCAGTACCATGACAAGACCTTATGGATATACGTTGCTTGCCTTCGTGATTAGTAATAGTTGGTAAACCTAATATGATGCGCTGTACATCTAACACTGCATTTATAGCAGTCAATTGCCATGGTAGTGCTTTAAAGTTTAATACATTAACACAAAACCATTGCGGGTCAGAAATAGTTGCATAATAAGCTGCTTCAAATATATCTTGTTCTTTTCTTAAAGCACCCATTATTATTTACTCAATGCCCCTTGTAAGAAACTTGCGAAGCCTACCTTGCCGGCAGTCTCATCATTACTATTCAATTGCACCAACATCTGTATAGATTGCATATCACCTTTATCACTGGTGGTCTTTTCTAACAATCTCAACCCTAACTTAGACATAACAGTTTGCTTTATTACATTATGTATAGTTTGCAAACCTTCCTTGAGTTCATTATCTAACTCAAAGTCAAAAACTTTTAATGATGATTCAAAATCACTAATGATGCAAGAAAACTCAAAGTTATGCATTGCAGATTGAACTTTCTTTTTAGTTTCAGCATCCTCAATCCCATCAACAAACTTTTCACTTATTGATAAATTGCAATCTGAATTCACTTTATGCAATTTAAGAGCCATTACCCAATTCTAAAGGAATATATAGAAAAAGTAAAGAGGTTTATTTTTATATAGGTATAAATTATTTATATAACTTGACTGCATACTGCAAAAATATCCTACTTGTTAATCGAACATATCCTTTGTCTAATCCTATGCAATCTGCACTTATTAAAAATTCCCAGTTCTTTTTATTTTGTCTGAATGCTACTACTGGTTTTAAATTTTCTTTTCGCGCTGCTATTACAGATTGAACCCACCAAGCATCCAATGCCAAAGTCTCAACACGCTTACACTCATATAAGAAAGGCGGCACTAATAAATCTCCACCACCAGAGCGCACTTGTTCTAGGTTACGTTGTGGTAAGTCTACAAGACCAAGATTGTCATATAGCCACTTAGCCAATTCACGTTCACCTTTGGTACCTTTGTTTCTAGCATTAAGAGACATTATTGTATCCTTGTATGTCTGACTTTTTTATTTCAAAATTACCTATGATGTCATCACCTATTACCTCGATTGATGCATCAGTAATAATGTAATTATCTTTTTGTTCTCCAGACATAAGTAATTCTACAAGTCTATTAAACCTTTCTGGTTCTTCACTTTTATTAACTCTAACTATACTCACTTCAATAACTTCCCTAATAATTTATCCAAGGATTTGTTATCCAACCCTTCACCACCATTCATTATTTGCATAGCAATAGCTGCAACTTCATTTGGTTTGCCTTCTATCTTTGTTAGAACTTCTCCAACAAGATGTCCCATTAGCCAAGGCTTTGTACTTGTGTAAATTATTTCAAGACCTTCTAGTTGCTCAGGTGTTAAATCTATTTCCACATAAGCAATTAGTGCACCTTCAAAGTCACTGGCTATAGCTATTTGTTGGAACTCTCTAAGCACATCCATCTCTGCTGAAGTGTTTGTTGCACTCTCAGAAATTAATCCAATTTTTGTTGCTATTCGCCTAGCCAACTTTGTTGGCAACACATAGAATGGCATCATTTTTGTATCCTCATATTCACTTTGTGATTTACTACCTTTTTACTACCTTTTTATTACCTTTTTAATACTATTATTAATACCCTTAAGTAGTTAATATATAAGAGTTTTCTAGCTTTTTCATTCAATTGTATTAAACCCTCTTGCCACCCCACCCATTTTGGGCCTCACCCCCACCCACACACCGAATTTTTTAATACCCTAATTTTTTCCCTTTTTTTCCTTTAAAATCATACGTTTACTAGTATTAAAAAGGGTATCGTTAGGTATTAAACTTTTAATACCTTCTACCTGTTTTCAACTAAAGTATTAAAATCATCAGTAATCTGATACCCTTTATTGCTACGACTTCCAAGCATTGATAGTGCAATCTTATCCTTTTCAACTAACAATCCACAGTCAACCATATAGCGTAAAACCTTGTCCAAGCCCTTCTCAACTTTATAGCTATCAGTTTTATTGTCTATGCTTTTCAAGACACGATTGTTAACTAGAACTTGCGACACATTGCTGTATGTAAATATGCCTCTGTCCCTTAACTCTTTTGGTGGAACTTTCTTTGTATGATTGAATTTATTGTTCAGAATCTTTAATATATTAGGAACCATTACACCTGTAACAACACTATTCAAATCACTAGAGTTTTCATGACTAAACAATATATCTATGTTTTGAATTTCATGGCCTACTGCATACTTATTAGCCCAATTGAAAGTCTCATCTTCAATATCAGTGTGGCCATTAAATACATCAACAATAGAAGCAATTTTAATAGTCTTTACCCAAGCACGTGTAGCCATTATGTGCTTGAGATGTTCACCCTCACGTTTATATTTATTCTCTTTCTCAGTAATCTTATCTGCCCAATCATATATATAATCAGATATGCCAATATCAATTACATCTCCATCACTAACAATATTTTTATTAACTTGAAGATCACCACATACTTCCATTAACTCTTTGACTCTTTTTAATATGCTTTCACTAAATCTACGCCTTGGCTTTCTATTCAACTTAGGTTTATCTGTATTGATTCTCAATATCCACATTCGAGCCAAGTCACCTGAAATATCAGAGTCATTAGATTTCATACTATCTATAAATGACTTTGGTGTTGACTCTTGTATAATAGACAAAGCAGGCGCATTCAAACGCTTCATGCTATTATCAGAACTAGAATATTGAGTCCCACCAACCCAAGCATCTTTACCACTACCAGTATATAAATCAAGCAATGCTCGTTCTAATCCTTTCTTATCACCTGCTGTTTGACCTCGCATCAATCCAGCCTCAGTCATAACACAAATTTTACTTAATCCTTTATCAAGGTCATCCCACAGTGCCTTGGCCCCTGTAAAGCTACTACTGCCTAGATAAGTTTGTGCAATATTATTATTACCACTATTAGCAAGTACGGTGCTATTAATCATACTACCAATAACAGACTTACCCATACCAGTATCCATCAACAAAGTGCTGTATAGATTTAAACCAGTTCCACTTACATTATAGCGTCTGCCTATTATTCCTGCTATGAATGTTATGCTTGACATTATTGCCAAAGTCTTATTTGGATAGTTGGCCATCTCCATAGCCTCTTTACACATATCACCTATAAGTCCAGGTGGCCACTCCATCTCAGGGTGTATAAACTCATCTTCATTATACTCAGGAATTTTTGATTGCTCATCTTTATATTCAATAACAGTATCAAGCGTTTGTTCAAGATGAGCACCATCTCTAAGTTCAGCACGCTCAGGATCATTTTGTGCAGCTAATGTTAACAATCCTTTCAACAACAATCGTATGGCATCTCTATCATATCCACGAAATGATAATGAGTTAGCAATGGATACCATGGAGTCATGTATATTATCAGCAGAGGATATAGCAGAAAGAGCATCCATCATATTAAATGGCTCATCTTTCTTGGCCTTAACTGTTTTATCATCTTTTGTTAATTTGAAATCAGCTGGAACAATAAGAGGTTTTGTTCCTGCTTTATAGGTTTTAAATGGACTGTCTTTTGTTTCTAAAGCAGGAAAGAACCAAGCATGTACCCAGTCACCATTCTCTGATACATTGGCTAATGGGATACCAAATTCTTGAATCTCTTTTATTATGTATTGAATAGCTCGACGCAATTCATCAGGGTCATTAGTCTTATAAGGTATAAGCACCCTGTATCTGTGATGGTCTTTCTTATTGGAGAAGCTGGTGTATATGAAGTGTTTTATTTGTTTTGATTTTAAATATTGATGGATGAGTTTTGGGTCAGGTGCACCTTTTTGTAACTCACCATCAATAACAGAACTGTCTCCATCAAGGATTAACAACTCTGATGATAAAAGGTTTTCCTCTTTCCTGACTTTTTCTTTTAACTCACCTCCTCTTATAAAGTAAGCACCTAGCTTTGTGCCTACTTCTGGGTGTGATAAAGATTCACAAAATTCATCAAATGTTATATCAATTATTTCAAGCTTTCTATTTTGTTCGCTCGTGCTATATGCTATCTTCATTATTATAAATTCCATCACACTGTTTGAAAGGGTAAAGGATTGGACAGTGGCCCTTTCAACTTCCACTGCCCTCACCTCTAAAGTCACGCGATGGTGGGCGCGAACTTTATAGTATACTCTTTATTTTATTTGAAAGAAAGGTATGGGTGTTTTATGGGGTACTTTACTTTGTTAAAAAAAAAGTTTATATTAATTTCCGTTAAAAGCGACTGATGATGTGCTTTAAGGAGAAGGAAATGA